GCAGAAAAGACTGGTGCAGTTCAAGAAGGTATTAAACAACTTAAGAAAAGCACAACTGCAATGCCTGAGTGGCTACCTGGATTTATAGAAAAAATAAAAATGTTAGGTAAATCAAAAGAGATTGATGAAAAAGTTTTTGAATATGTAGACGAAAGTTTACCGGGTGTAAAAGTTACTGAAGATTTAGGAGAACAGAAATATTTAATCGAAGGTCAAAATGAATATGGCCAACCATTCCAAATGGAATACGAAGCTCCTAAAACTTTAGAAGGAGGTGAAAAATTTCCTGGTGATTTTGTTGCAGAAGATACTGTACCTTATTCAAGTTATGGTGAAGACATAGATTATGATGTTGAAGTATTAGAATCTGTTGATCAAATATTAGGCGGAGATGCCCCAAGAATGGAAAAATATGTAACAGGAAAAAATAGATTAACTACAGGTGAAAGAAGAGTTGGAGATGCAGAAATGAGAGCTGAAAATGCAATGGAAGATATTGATATTGATGAATTTAAAGACGGAGGTCTGACAAGCACTATTCCTCCAAAAAGAGGCCCAATGTCAGAAGGGGTTGAAAGTTTATTTAGAACAAGGTAAAGTAAATTATGGCAGTAGATAAAACATTATCGGAATTAGGAAATATTAAAACGGATGTAAAAGTTCCTGGTAAAGGACAAATACAAGAAGTTGTAACTGAAAAAATTTCTGAACAAATAAAAGATCAACCCGTAGAAATTACTCCAGAAGATGATGGAGGAGCAACAGTTTCATTTGATCCACAAGCAGGCGCACCTGCAGGTGGTGAAGATCATTATACGAATTTAGCTGAAATATTAGAAGATGATATTTTAGATCCATTAGGAAGCAAGTTAGTAGAAAATTATAGAGATTATAAAAGTTCAAGAAAAGATTGGGAATCAACTTATACAAAAGGTTTAGATCTTTTAGGATTTAAATACACTGAAAGAACAGAACCCTTTAGAGGTGCATCTAGTGCAACTCACCCAGTTCTTGCAGAAGCAGTCACACAATTCCAAGCACAAGCGTATAAAGAATTATTACCTGCTGGTGGACCTGTTAGAACACAAATACTTGGAGCTTCTAATAGACAAAAAGAAGATCAAGCAACAAGAGTAAAAGATTTTATGAATTATCAAATTATGGATCGTATGTCAGAATACGAACCTGAGTTTGATCAAATGTTATTCTACCTACCTTTATCAGGATCAACTTTTAAAAAAGTTTATTACGATGATCTTTTAGGTAGAGCCGTGTCGAAGTTCGTACCGGCAGATGATCTGGTCGTTCCGTATTCAGCTACCTCATTAGATGATGCGGAATCCGTCATCCACATAATTAAAATGTCAGAAAACGATTTAAGAAAACAACAAGTAAGTGGTTTCTATAAAGATGTAGATTTAGCTGCACCACCAATGAATACAGATCAAGTTACAAAAAAAGAACAAGAATTAGAAGGTGTAGAACAAACTAAACAAGATGACATATACACTTTATTAGAGTGTCACGTTAATTTAGATTTAGATGGTTTTGAGGATGTGAATCCTGAAGATGGTGAGCCGACTGGAATTAAACTTCCGTATGTTGTAACTGTAGAAGAATCTACAGGAACTGTTTTATCAATTAAAAGAAATTATAAAATTGATGATCCATTAAGAAATAAAATAAATTATTTTGTACACTTTAAATTTTTACCTGGACTAGGTTTTTATGGTTTTGGTTTAATTCATATGATTGGTGGTTTATCAAGAACTGCAACATCTGCATTAAGACAATTACTGGATGCAGGAACTTTATCTAATTTACCTGCTGGATTTAAAACTAGAGGAATTAGAGTTAGAGATGATGCACAACCAATTCAACCTGGTGAGTTTAGAGATGTTGATGCACCTGGAGGAAACTTAAGAGATTCATTTTTACCTTTACCTTTCAAAGAGCCTTCTCCAACCTTATTACAATTATTAGGTATTGTTGTTCAAGCAGGTCAAAGATTTGCATCTATTGCAGATATGCAAGTTGGTGATGGAAATCAAGGCGCTGCTGTAGGAACAACAGTTGCATTACTAGAACGTGGTTCAAGAGTGATGTCTGCTATTCACAAAAGAATTTACTCTGCACTTAAAATTGAATTTAAATTACTTGCAGAAGTATTTAAAACTTATCTTCCACCAGAATATCCTTACGATGTTGTAGGTGGAAATAAGACGGTTAAAGTCCAAGACTTTGATGACCGTGTTGATATATTGCCAGTTGCTGATCCGAACATCTTTTCACAGACACAAAGGATATCTATTGCCCAAACAGAACTGCAGCTGGCAATGTCAAATCCAAAAATGCACAATATGTATCAAGCATATAGAGGTATGTATGAAGCTTTAGGTGTAAAAAATATTGATTTAGTGCTTCCACCACCTCAACAACCACAACCAATGGACCCAAGTATGGAACATATTCAAGCTTTAGCAGGCAAACAGTTCCAAGCTTTCCCTGGTCAAGACCACAAAGCACACATTGATGCGCATTTGAACTATATGTCACTCAATATGGTACGAAATAATCCGATTGTGATGGCTTCAATACAAAAAAATATACTTGAACACATCAGTTTGATGTCTCAAGAGCAAGTTCAAATGGAATTTGTACAAGAATTAAGAGAAATTCAAGCGTTGCAACAACAAATTGCGCAAAATCCGATGATGATGCAACAAAATCCGGCTATTGCACAACGAATTCAACAAATTACAACTCAAATTGAAGCTAGAAAAGCACAATTGATTGCTGAAATGCAAAAAGATTTCTCTGAAGAAGAAAATAAGATCACTTCACAGCTAGATAGTGATCCATTACTCAAATTAAAATCACGAGAAGTGGATTTAAGAGCAATGGAGAACGAAAGAAAGCGTGAAGAAAATGAAACTAGGTTGAATTTAGACGCTATGAAGGCTATGATGAACCAACAAAACCAAGAAGAGAAGTTGGAACAGAATGAAGACCTTGCAAAACTACGTGCAGGGGTCAGTTTAGCTAAATCAGGTATTCAACAAGCAAAAATTATGAGTAACGAATGAGTATAGATAAAAAAATTAATTACGAAGACCAAAGATTAACTGAAAAACAAAAGAAAAAAATTAAACCAGCTAATCAAGGCGGTGGACCAAACTATCTTGGTAAACAAGACACTGTAACTGTACCTAAAAAATGGTTATCGGATCCAGATCACGTAGTAGCTGAACTAGCTTACATTACACCTAGAGAACAAAAAATATTATTAGATGCAAATTTATATGGTTCATTAAAAGGTAAACCAAACAGAGGACCTGGAGGTATTATGTCATTACAAGGTGATCTTGGTGGTTTTAGTTCATCAACAGGTGGAAAATCTGGAGATTCTTCTGGAAAAGGTGGTGGAGGTTCTTCATCTTATAAAGATACAAACTACTATAAAATGATGACAGGTAAAAGAACTACTGCTACTAGTCCAACTGGAGATACTTATAGATCTGGTTATATTGCAAGAGGTGCTGTTCCTGAATATGTGAACACGCCTCAAGGAACTCAATATGTAGGTTCAAAATTTAAATCATATGGCCAACCAAGTTTCTTTGGTGAATTGTTTAGTGCAGGTGCTCCTGGGTATAGAGGTACTTATGGAACTCAACCTAATTTTTTTCAAACAGCATTTGGTTTTGGAAATCAAATGGGATCTATCAATACTAGAATAAATCCAAACACAGGGCAATTAGAGTATTATTCTGAAAATGAAAGAGTAGGTGATATTAAACCAGGATTTTTAGAAAGTTTAAGTAATTTTGGAATAATAGGACTATTAAAAAATTTATTTAAAAAACCAAGTATGTATGAAGATATGTCTCAATATAATAGATTAGGTTTATTTGGAGCTGATCCTATGTTAACGGATAATTATTCTAATATGAAAATAAGTGATACAAGTTTTAGTCCAACTAACCAACCTTTATTTGATGTAAATAAAGTACAGCAAATGATAGAAAATGCAAGATCATTACCTGGTAACAATTTAAGAACAGAAGTAACTAAAATGGATTTACAAAAATTTAAACAACCAATGACTCAAACTATGGATTATGATACTTATATGTCGATTAATCCAGGAAGTACTTTAACTCCATATGAATTTGAACAATTAAAACAAGGAAACATAACACAACCAGGGACATATGTAGGATGAACAAAGGACAGAAAAAAGTTGAAAAGGTTATGAAAGAGTTTAAAAAGAAAAAACTGAATATCGGCAAGTCTGATAAAAAGGTGAAGAGTA